GTTAGCGGTGATGTGACCACTGAGATGAATATGGTGCAGATAGGAGATTTTAATGAATCAGCGTCATACGAAATAAGTTCACTCGATGATGCCAGTATTGAAGAGGTTGTCTTTATTACAGATTTGGTTGGTGATTTTATTAACACGAAATTACAAGAAACAGTCATCGCTACAGCCATGCTTCAAAACAAAACCTATATTATTGATGATCTAGGCAGCACAACTCAAGATCACTGGCACGATGCTGCTGGAACTTCGAATACTGGTCCTGATTATGTAGTAGGCGATATTTTCACTTCAACCGCTGCGGCCGAGAGTGTTGATGGAGATGGAAAAGTTGTTGATGTTGACGATACAAATTATGGTATGAGTGGCACGTCACCTTTATCCGGTAGAGAAACTTTATATACTAAGTTTAAAGATGCGTTTACGCCACTTCAAGTTACAATCGGCACCATAGATGCTATAAGGGTCACACAAGACGTTGACAGCGTTTATAAGAATGCGGTATTCTCTGAAGTGGAGTACGACCCTGTTTCCAAATTTAATAAGACCAATGCCGTTCTCACGATTGATCCTAGTCCTAATATCCAAGTTGGAGATATAGTAACTCAGATAAGAACTATTGACAACCCCAAAGCACTTAAAGATTCTGATGCTCCTGCTCTCATTACGGATTATGAAGTTAAGGGGAGATGTGTCGGCGATGAAGAAGGTACTAACAACTTCAAATTTGTACAGTTGAGTTTTTATGACTTCGTTCCAACTTCAGGTGTGGGCAATGAACTTATAATCGAAAAAAATAATAGTAAACATACAATTACTAAAGTTTCTCGTGACGCCAATTCATTGCCAATGGGTCGAAACGCTATTGTTAGCACAACGGCCAGCTTATTGAGCGATCAGATAACAAAAGTTACTCCAGTAAAGTCTGGTTTCCAATACGATAATGGAGAAGAGGTCGATCTACTAAGATCAGTGACGGCTGGTAATTTTGTAGCAGGATTGGAATATATAATTACTGGGCTAGGAGAAGATCAAGAGTCGGCGCAGGCATTTGCGAACATTGTCGATCCTGAATTGGTGACTGTTCCAGAATCTGGCATTCTACCCGTTGGTACAGTATTTACTGCCACTGGCGCTGGAACCGGCACAGGGACTGCGGATACTCTAGTTGCTAGAGCCAAATTGACTACTTTAGGACAAGGACAAAAAGGTGGCAGTTGGCAAGACGCAACATCGTTTGTCAGTAACAATACTAAGGTGTTGCATGATAATTATTATTACCAAGAGTATTCATATGACATAGCATCTATCATTAATTCTGATAAATACACCACACTAGTAGATGATATTGTAGGAGTAGCGGGTACAAAAATGTTTAGTTCTCCTCTTATAAATACATCTAACGATATACTGTCATTAAAAATGGATGCCGAGCTTAAAGTGTGGAATATCAATAGTGCAGCTTATATTACATCAACGTCGGCTGCGACTTATACGACCGATGCCACGCCGGAAATAGTTACAATCAGTAATGTAGCCCTTGCTGATCCACGCACAGTCAATATAGCGAACAATGTTGGCATAGTCGATACCGATTTCAGCGTTATTTGTGCGCCAGATCCAGATATCAAGGTTGGCGATGTAATCAGGATCAGTGGCGAACTTGGTACGGGTGATGATCAGGCTACCATCACAGGATTGCCGACTGAGGATTCCCCAGTCTTTGGCTTTTATCTATTACTTGGGCAATTTTATACTGTCTCAAGTATCGATGTGACCGCTGATTTTGGCTTAACGGCGCCGGATGTCACTGGATTCACTTTAGTTAATGCTCTTGACGGGTCTGCTGTTGTCACAACACCGGGCAAGCTAGAAGGTTTAACGTTTTCGAAAGTTGCTTTCAGTCTTACTTGTTCTGAAACGGAGATGAGAATTGGCGATAAAGTTACGATGCATAGTAGTTCAGATGATTCTACCCAAGAGTATTATGTCTCAAGTATCGATGATTATGAATTTAGACGCCAGAATCGCGGTCCGGCAGATATACCGTCCTTTTTGTCAGACGATAGAGGTCTTACGTACACAGGTGTTACCGCATTTACTTTAGTCAGAGGTGACGGTGATGGCAAAATACTACAATCGGCACCCATTTATTTTGCAATACTAAGCGCAGGTCTAACGTTTACAAGGTTCACTGAAACTGATGGTGTAAAGATTTATACGACAGACGCACCTCTTGTTAATATGGGAGATATAAGCTTCACTTTAAACATTGATGATACTGATTTCAGTGTTACTTCAAGTGTTGGAAAGAATATTGCAGTTGGCGATAGAATCCAGATCAGTGGCGATAATACAGGAACAGGCAGTATTACTGGATACACTAGCGACAAAAAATATATGGTCTCAAGTATCGATGCAGGCACAGCATCTAATGTTACTGGATTCACTTTATTCGATCCTCCTCTTATTACCTCATTCGATACTCTCGCTGGAGCAAGTAGTTGGTGGGACCCTATTGGCACTGTAGTTAAAGATGGAAAACAGTGGTTCACCAACCCTAATCCCGATCAGGGCCCAGCTGCTGGGAGCAACGGTGCAACCGGGTCAGGAGCAAGAGCGGGTGTGTTTACTGATACAGGTCTTACTGATGTGTCGGTATCATCGACTCGGCACAGCGCACCTCGTGGGCACTCTGGTCCGGTTGTTTGTATAAATCCCGATGATACTAAGTTCGGGTTGGCACTCTTCCTTGAGGATTTCTACGGCACTGGTGCGCTCTCCTATGTCCTGTGGGAACTCGGTAGACAGCCTGATGATCTCGACCCGATATTATTTGCATTTGCTCCAAACCGTGTTGAGGGTCATGACGTAGTTCTGCGTATGGACGTAGAGGGGGGCATTCTGAAGTGCTACGCAGATGATGTGCTGATTACATGGATAGGTGGGTCAACTACTTATGACATATCCACACTGGCACCTGGTTTGCTTAATAGCACACTGCATGGTATGAGTGTTGATGTAAACGGGGATGGTCCCCAGACTGATGCAATGAAATTAGGAACAGTGCCATTCGAAAGGCAAGGTAACATACCTTGTGCGATATACCCGACCCTTATTCTACCGTATGGTGGTACTGTCGTTACAACACCGGGCACTCTAGCAGGTTTAACGTACACAAGGTTCGCTGGAACTAAAACGGACGACGAATTACATGCTACTATCATTGAATTGGAGACTGAATATAATGCACAGGCCGGGGGCGAAATAAGCTTCACTTTAAACATTGATGATAGTAATTTCAGTGTTACTTCAAGTGTTGGAACGAATATTGCAGTTGGCGATAGAATCCAGATCAGTGGCTTTAATACAGGAACAGGCAGTATTACTGGATACAACAATAATTCCGGAAAATATATGGTCTCAAGTATCGATGCAGGAACAGCACCTAATGTTACTGGATTCACTTTAGTCTCCGCAACAGCGGATGAGGGATCTGTCGTTACAACATCGGGCACTCTAGCAGGTTTAACGTACACAAGGATTAATGCCCAGCCCACTGTACCATTCTTTACTCCCTGATAGATGAATTCACCTTTAACGAGAACAAGACGATATGACTAAGATCATTACTGAAAATTTTAAAGTAGAAAACACTAACGAACTATATGGTTCTTTTATCGGGACTGACAGTCTTGTGACTTCAGGATTTGATGGCGCATTACAATCGAAAAGTAATGAGTTTAATAGTAGTGATCCTGCTCAGTTGAACTCTGCTCTTACGCTCGATGAACAGATAGCCATAAAAAAATTGCTTGATGCACAAATTAAAATTCATGGAAGCTCAGCCGAATATTATATAATGGCTTCAAGTTATAGTGTCGACCCGACTATAAATAACAGCCAGTTTGCCAAGCGCGAATTTCAAAGACGAGTTATTTTTGGAAACAAAGTTCCCGTTGACGATGTTCGATACATGTTTGATGCGCCTTTGTGGATAGCGGGCACAGTTTATGACGACTTCGATGATACGGAAGACACGTCTACAAAAAACTTATTTGTACACATTGTAGATGGCTCTCAAGTCACTCATGTTTTTAAATGTTTGGAGAATAATAATGATAGCATGTCACTACAGGCACCCAGCTTAACATTAGATGCTTCTGGGAATACTTTTATACACGTCATTTCTGGTGACGGCTATGTATGGCATTACATGTTCAGTATAACAGAAAATGAAAGGAAAGTATTTTCTACTGCGGATACCTTGCCGTTTCCAGCACCAGGCAACACAGATGTTATAGCAAGGGCTAAAGAAGACATTTCTCAAATTAAAATTATAGACACTCAGTCAAATCTATTCGCTAAATGTGTGTTTGGTCTACCAGCGGGAAGCACAACGGGAAACACTGCTAATGCATCTAATGTGACTATATTGGGTACTGGAAAAATCCAAGAACCTGTTGATGGTGGAAGTGGTAATAGGCTGATTACAGTAAAGATTAATACTCTAGATTCGGAATTTCTGGATGACGCTGAGAATAGCTATACGAATATGTATCTTTGGAGTAGTTCATCCTTAGACCCACTATACGAAGTGCTTAAATCAAACATTGTTGTAGGTGATAGGACATCTATGACGATAGAGATTGATGCAGAGTTCTTTGATATTGCAGGTAAATATTTCAAACTTGTGCCAAAGATTAAGATAAGCCAAAGCGATGGTACGCAAGCTCTTGCTTATGGCATTATAGATAGAGACGGCACACTCGTTAAGATAGGTTATAAGAACAGGGGTTCTGGTTATAAGTATGCTACAGCCACTCTAGAAATACCGAAGACTGTTGGCAATCTTTTTGACCCATCGGAATCCGGTGCTACACTAAGATGCGTAATTGCTCCCACAGGAGGACATGGATCGAATCCTATTAACGAGATGGCGATGAGTAAACTCACTGTAATAACAAACTTCTCAGGCACTAGCACGACTGTTCCAGATACTGGCACTTATACAAAGGTCGGATTACTAAAAAATCCTTCATTTCTCTCTCCATCGACTGGCGCATTGTTAGAGAATGGTGTTGAAAATCCCGCTGAGGGTTTTGATAATAGACTGAGGCTAACGATCCAAGCCAATAGTGTAGACGCAGATTATACCGATTCGCTGACAGCAGGTCAAACCATATCTCAGGAATCTTCAACAGGTGAAACGGTTACCGCAATAATTCACGAAGTAGAATACGATGCTGTTCGTGGTAAGACATACATATATCTAGTAGACTATATCGGAGCTTTCACTAGTAAATTTATTACTGGTGATGTTGGTATTGATGGAGCTGCTGGAAAGAATATAAATACAAGTGATGCAATATACGGAAACTATTCGGCTTACAGTGGAGAAGTTCTACACTTTTTAGATTTTGATCCTATCACCAGAATTTTAGACCGTAAAGAAAAAATAAAATTTACCTTCGACTTTTAAGGAAAGAGTATAAACTATGGGAATTAATACAGACTTAAACGTTGATCCGTACTACGATGATTTTTCTGAAGAGAAACAGTTTAATCGTATCTTGTTTAAACCAGCAAAGGCTGTGCAAGCTAGAGAGTTGACACAAATACAGTCCATTCTTCAGAAGCAGGTTGAACGTTTCGGCTCAAATATATACAAGGAAGGTACTATAATCAGTGGTATTAACCTCACTGATCTTCCAGCTATTAGCTATGTTAAACTTGAGGACACTGGCGACATTGACCCCACTCTATATGGAAAGACTGACGATGTTACCTATACCGTAACTGGTCGAACCACTGGTCTAGTAGCTGAGATTAAGAAAGGTGTAGGCGGTTTTAAAACGCAAGAGCCTGATCTTAAAACATTTTTTATTACTTATATTACTAATCCGGTTGAGTCGGAGTCGGAGACTTCTGTCAAAGAGTTCCAAGCAGGTGAACAATTAGACGTTACTATTAAAGAAGTTTCTGGCCCCCCGGCAGTTTTGGACTATGGCGAACCAGGCGACATTGTAGCCCAAGGCACTGTTGCAACGATTGATAATCATGTGGGCCGAGCGGCTGGCATCTCTTGTGAAGAAGGAGTTATTTACCAGAAGGGGCACTTCATCTTCGTCACTGCACAGGATGTAATAACATCGAAGTACTCGCTTACCCCTGGTTCAGTATCAGTCGGGTTTACTATTAATGAGCTGCTCATATCATCTGGAATAGATGTAACACTTCTCGATAATGCCGCGGGGTTTAACAACGAGAATGCGCCTGGCGCTGACAGACTTAAGCTAGTGCCTACTTTGATTGCTGTGCAGACTGCTGACGAACCTGAAGAATTTTTTGCACTGAAACGATATGTTGACGGTAATCCTGTTCGTATTCGCGATACGACCCAGTTCAATTCTATAGCAACAGAAATGGCTCGAAGAACATATGATGAGTCAGGAAATTATGTCACAGAGGGCTTTGGAGTATCTCTAGAACTTGCTAATATTGATGGCACCACTAAAGCATACGCTGCTATCGCTCCCGGCAAAGCATACGTATTTGGTAATGAAGTGCGAAATATTTCTAGTAGACGATTAGAAATAGTGCCTACAGAAGAGACCGAGACTAAACCCAACGAAATGACTGGCGCATCGTATGGACAATACTACAAATTTAACAACACGGTTGGCGCAGACGCCGCGATGTTTGCTACTGACGGCACAAGAAATAAAATGTATAATGCTGCCGGAGAATTGATAGGTTATTGCTCTATAGCAAATGTTACAGCTGGTGCTCCAAGGTCGACTACTGGCGGTAGAATATATGTTTATGCCATAGTGAAGGAAGCCGGGCAAGAAAATTCTGTTCCTACTAGAATTGCCAAGGGTGATAGTGCTTATGATGGTACTCGCATTAACTTGACCGGGAGCGCCGGTGCGTTGAAGGACCCTAACGTCGGCGGTAAAATATTCGATGCTGGAAAATCTAGCATGAAGAGCATTTTGGACGTAAAATACACTCGTCAGAAGGCGGTTACAACAGACGATCAAGCGATAGTGACTATCGCATCGACTGATACTGAGCAACCTATTATTACTAACGCATATGCTATAAATGGCGCCAATAAATTTCTAGATGTAACAACATCCTTATCCGGTAATGTCGCTACATTTAACATTGCTGGCACAAAAGGTGCTGGCACTGTACTTTATTATGATGCAATCATATCTGGTACAGCTCAGGATGCTCTAGTCGAAAGTGATGTTTACGTCAGGTCTGTAAAAGACAATAATGGCATAGCCTCTCTTGGTCTACCTAACTGTATTGAGATACTAGAAATTATTGATGATGGTGGTAATGGCGCAGATGTAACGTCAGATTATAGGCTTGTCAATAACCAAAAAGAAAACTTTTACGACATTTCTTATATAAAACTACTACAAGGAAGAGTGTCTGACAACGCCAATCTTAGAATTAAGGTGAAATTTTTAGATAGACCGGATGGGATTAATGGCTACTTAACTGTAGACAGCTACTCAGAGGTTGAGAAGTACTCAACGATAACTTCAATGCCTTTAATTAAAGACTTTGTGAGTAAAAGTGGCTTAAGCTATGACTTGCTAAATTGTTTTGATTTTAGACCATATGCAGTAAAACAAGTCTCCGCATCACTCTCCGCGAGTGGTTCTACCACTGTTCCCACTGGAAATGCTCTCACGTTGAATAACAGTATTCCAATTCAAAACGATACTCTAATATCATCACAACAGATATATAATATGTCCAGAATAGACACTATTTTTATTGATGATTTGGGAGAGATAGCAATAGAGAAAGGAAAGGAGTCTGAAACCCCTAGTATTAATAAAATAGAGCCAGACCAATATTCTATTAGTACCATACTTGTTCCTGGCGGTACTCTACGCATAACAGGCAGTAACAAGTTGCAGTTATCTGATGTCTCTAACAAAAACTACACGATGCGAGAGATTGGTAAATTAGAAAAACAAATTGAGAGATTGACAGAACTAGCATCTCTCACCCTGTTAGAGAGCAGTGCAAAGGATCTCCTTATTAGAGGTGTGGACGGACAGAATAGATTTAAGAATGGTATTTTGGTTGACGCATTTCGTGATATGAAAGTAGCTGCTTTGATAGATCCAGAGTTTAATGCCGCCATGGATAGAAGTAGAACAGTAGCAACTCCATCTATTATAGAGTTTCCTATAGACTTAAAAGTTGGAGGTTCTCTAGGCGTTAATGCATTCGCAGATGTTGTAACACTACAAAGTACTGAGACTGTTACAGTTATCGAGCAAAAGTACGCTACTAACTTTAGAAACTGTGTGTCGAACTTCTATTCGTATGATGGTATTGCAGTCCTTCATCCTCCGTTCGATGCTTCCTATGATGTCACGCAGAATCCGGCTATCAACATAGACATAGATAATGCTGGACCAACACTAGATTTAATAAGCACTCTCGGCGAATTTATGCCTTTAACCGTGGAAGATCCAGCAGTAATTTCCTCTTTTGGTAATAGAGGAAGTGGGCAAAATCGTGTTTTCAATGTTGATGTTTCTCAAACAACCAGAAGCTTGGAAGCGAATGTAAAAACTTCTGTGCAGAACGTAGGTAATTTTATTACAGACTGGTCGATGAGTCCTTATATGCAGTCCAGAGAAGTTAAAATTCTGGTCACAGGTCTTAGAGGAAATGTGGAACACTTTTTCTATTTTGAACAAACTCCTATTGCTGCTAATGTTTATCCAGGCACTATCGATACAAGCACTGAAGAATTTAATGTTGAAGATGTAGAAATATCTGGAGAATTGAACGCACCAGTTCGAAGTGATGGAAACGGAACTTTAGCGGCAGTCTTTCGGATACCAGCAGCGACATTTTTTGTTGGACAAACCACTCTAGAGGTCGTTGACGTAGATAGCTATGCCAACATTGAGTCTGCTTCGACATCCTATGGTAAAGCACTGTATAGAGCATATAGCTTTGATATAAGCAAATCCGAACTGAGTGTCACTACTCGAACAGTTGATGTTAGTGTCGGTACTTCAACTACAGTAAGATCGTTTCAAATACCTAACCCATGTGATCCAATAGCACAAACCTTTATGGTTCGAACATCGCAAGCAGCGGGTGCTTCTGTTATGTACATTGAAAGTCTTGACCTTTTCTTCAAGAAGAAAGCAGAGGATACTGGGATAACAGTTGAGATTAGAGAAGTTATTAATGGATATCCTTCGCGCATAGTCTTACCTTTTGCTAGAAAGCACATAAAGTCTTCAAAGGTTAATATATCTGATAATGGGTCTGCTGTAACAGAAGTTACTTTCAGAAACCCTATTAAGTTACATACTGAAAGGGAATACTGCTTTGTTGTTTTACCAGATCAAAACTCTCCAGACTATCTTATTTGGACTGCTAAAGTTGGCAGCACTGATCAAGATTCTGGGGCAGCGATTACTAACGATTGGGGAGAAGGAGTACTATTTACTTCTACCAACGATAGTGCATGGAAATCGTATCAAGATGAAGATATCAAGTTCACGCTAAAAAGATATAACTTTTCTGCTGCACCGGGCACAGTCGATCTTGTACCAAATAATGTAGAGTTCTTAACTATAGCTAACCGCACAAGGAATTTTATAAATGATGAGTTAGTGTATGTTAGGAAGAGCAGTCAGGGTAGTGCCACGTCTATCAGTCCAGACGGTAAAGTGGTGACACTTACGGGAGAATCTTCATTTTCCACAGGAGACTATATATTACTCACTAAGGGAGATATTAAACATCTGTCTAAAATTGTCACTGTTAGTGGTTCTGCTCAAACGGGAACCGAGTATACGTTAAAAACTCCTTGCAATCCTACTACCACTATTACCGTAGCAGAGGCGGGCTTTAAAGCATACTTGGCTGTAGTTGGTAGAGTTTCATATTTCAACAAGTCTCGCGGTGATAGATTATTCTTGCGTGATAGTTCTGCAAGAGCTTCGAATCTTTTTGCTGCGTCAGATAACGCTGAGAAGCAAGTATATGGCTATTCGAGTGGAGCATTTGCAACTATTAAGAGTGTGGATAATGAGCAAATATCTTACTTCCAAACTCAAATATTCATGAATAACTCTATTAAAACCTCAAGCAATCTAGCCCTCTATAAAGGAATTCCAAACGCAAGAGTACTCGATAAGGGTATTGACAGTAGATCAAACACGTATATGATGAACAATCTTAGAAGTATTAATAGTTTGAGTAGGATTGAAGATAGTACTTTGGATGAGACTCAAGATTTCATGATTAGAGCCACCATGACGAATGATGGATTTGTAGCTGCTACACCCATTCTAGATTCTGAGTTATCGATGCTGAATGTTTATAAGTATAACATAACTAACACCGAAGACACGACATCTAAATGGATTTCTAAAGAAGTTACTCTAGCAGATAACTTAGATGCCATCGGATTAAAAGTCTTCCTATCAGCATATAGACCAGCTGGCACATTCATTGATGTCTATGCTAGATTTGTTTATCCAACTGACGCAGAAAATCAGAGCGACTGGACTCAACTTACCAATAATGGCGAGGCAGTTTACTGCAATCTTTTAAATACGAGAGACTATCGAGAGTTTGAATACGATCTTCCGACTGAGACAAATGAGTATAGCTCATTTCAGATAAAAATTGTATTGAGACACGTTACGGACGATGAACTAAATACCTTTCAATTGTATGGAGCCGACGGTGTTAATCCTATCACACCTGGTGCCAACATCTTCCCACACGTTTACGACTATAGGGCTATAGCACTCACATGAGTATAGAAACATCAGGGTTTGTGAGAAGAGATGCTGGACTAGTTAATACTGATGTCTCCGCATTCCATTCTGCAAAAGCCAGAATAGAGCAGACTAAACGATTGAAGTCTATGGATCTCCGTATCTGCGAATTAGAACTTGCAGTGGAGTCACTACAACAGATATGTAAAGAGAGAAAACTATGACTATATCAATAAATACTCTTACTAACAACAGTACTTTTGGTGAATGGAAAGACATAACAAATGCTATGGGAGATGGCTTCGACAGTGTCTTGACTTTTGGCAGTAATGCGGGTAGCCTAGCTTTAACAGGTAACATCAGTGCTGGTGGTACACTAACAGTCGGAACAATAACTTATGGCACTGTTGCAGGCGGATTAATCAATATCGAACGGAAAACAAATATTGCCCAAACCCTAAAGATTTTGAACGATAATGCAGTTGCAAAATTGTCCTTCGCGCAGAATGATGCTACTGATGACGATTGGAGTGTTGAAACTGATAGCACCCATAATGAGTTGAAAATCGAAAAGACCGTTGGTGTAACCACCAAATCTTTCACCTTTAACTACAGTAGCGGTAGCATCACTGCTTCCGGCTTTACCTTTGGCCCTTTACTACTACCTAATATTAACGGTGATAAAATTTCGGACGATTCAATTGACAGTCGGCATTATGTTGACACCAGCATCGATACTGAGCATTTGAATATAGGAGGGACCGCAGGCACCACGAAGTTTTTACGTTGTTCTGACGCCGACGGTACAACAATGGAGTGGGACACTCCGCCAAGCACAGTATATACCGCGGGCAATGGAATAACTCTGACAAACACTTCCTTCAGCCTGTCGGATCAGAACGCGAAATTAGAACTTGCGGGCGGTACAATTACAGGACCTGTAATATTTAATGATAGCCAAAAATTGTCTTTCGGTACTTCAGGAACTGCCGATTCAGCATTTTATTATGCTGGGACTTCTAATATTTTAAGAACTGATCTTGGCACCAATTGCTCAAAGTGGCAGATCCGCGATGATACTACAACTATATTTACCTTTAACGACACTGGTAGCTTCGTAGCTACTGATGATATCACAGCATTCTCTGATAGAACACTCAAAGAGAATATCATATCAATACCAAACGCTCTGGATAAAGTCTGCGCTATTGGCGGATACACTTTTGATAGAACTGATATTGTGCGTGATCGACAGACGGGTGTTATAGCACAAGAAGTTCTCGAAGTTCTACCTGAAGCAGTACATCAGAATGAAGACGGCATTTACTCAGTAGCATATGGTAACATGGTTGGTCTTCTTGTAGAAGCAATTAAAGAATTAAAGTCTGAAGTAGATGAACTTAGGAGCAATGCATAATGGCAAAGGTTGGACCACTACCGGGTCCCAACCAAGAGGTAAAGTTTTCAGACCTTAGAACCGAGTATGATGGAGATTCGTCAGTCTCTATGTCTGAATATTATAGAGGCGGACCGCAAGGTTATGTAAGAGCCGCCAACAGCAAGAGTGGCTATCTTAACGGGGTGACGAGTACACAGATATTGCTTAGTGTCAATAGTGGAGGGAACAACCAGACATCTTTTAGGCATTTCTATATTGGCGCGGGTAACGACAATCCGCTTACAGAAGAAGAAGATATCGTGGCGATGATTCTCTTAAATAATGCAGGCTTGATACCACCATTTGCCAACATTGTCGCCGAGGGTTACGAGAGCAGTAGAACTGGCGGAACAAACAATTATTATACAGGCTACAGCAGCGGGCGGGAGAATGGCTTGTTTAACGCTCCACGTTATGATTGGAGTCGGTATGGCGGCGGGATTTCATTTAGTGCCTCCGGTCTAGGCATGATTGGTTCTTGGCTCAATACCGGCGGCTCCTATCCCCAAAAGACAGTAAGCTATGTCAATCTTACAATCAATGGCACTAGTAGTAATCCTATCAATGAGACCGTTCCAAATCACTCATATTCATCAAACGGCATAATTAAGACATCCAATTTTGCCAGTCAAGATAATGACGGTTATTCGGATGAAATGATAAATTCATTTCAGCCTGAGTTTGCAGCTAGATATAGTGGTTACTACTAACAGCATCAATTCTTCGACTTATAAATAGACATATAGATATCCCAAGGACATAAGGCAGCATACGATGACAAAGAAGTTTAGTGATTTAACAAGCATTGATAATCTGTTAGCTG